GCTAATGGAGATGTCAAGAAAGACACTAAATTGGCCGAGATATAAATAAATTATAACGCTATATTAACATTTCATGGATAATATTATCGATTTGATTGCTACTGATGCAAAACCAAGTGAAATATCAGATCAAATAAAAGATCTTTTATATACAAAGTCTGCTGAAAAAATTGATGCAATTAAGCCTAATGTGGCTGCTACAATTTTTGCAGAACCTGAAGCCGAACCAGAGCAAGAACAATGAAACTAATTACAGAAGAAGTATCTAACGTAAAATTTATTACTGAAGGAAAAGGTAGTAAAAAGAAACTTTATATTGAAGGAACTTTTCTTCAAGGAGAAATCAAAAACCGTAATGGTAGGGTTTATCCAGTAAGTACTCTTGCTAATGAAGTTACAAGATACAATGAATCTTTTGTTAATAAGGGTCGTGCTCTTGGTGAGTTGGGACATCCAGATGGTCCAACTGTAAATTTGGATCGTGTTTCTCATAAAATTACTTCACTCAAACAAGAAGGAAATAATTTTGTAGGTAAGGCACAAATACTTAATACTCCAATGGGTAAAATTGCATCTTCACTTATAGAGGAAGGAGTAACACTTGGAGTTTCTTCTCGTGGAATTGGTTCTTTAAGAGAACAAAATGGTGTCAAATATGTTGGTGAAGATTTTCAGTTAGCAACTGCTGCTGATATTGTCGCTGATCCTTCTGCTCCAGATGCATTTGTTAATGGCATCATGGAAGGAAAAGAGTGGGTTTGGGAAGGAGGAATTCTTCGTCAAGAACTTGCTGAAAGAACTAAGAAGTCGATTAACACTTTAGTTGATCAAAGAAGACTGGAAGAGCATAAGTTGAATCTATTCAATGATTTTCTTTCAAATCTGTAAGTTCTATAAATAAATACAGATTAATTAAAAAATATCTAAAACAAATGTCCGTTGGCAACAATTTACAGAAAATGGAAAACATCGAAGAAAACGCAGTAACCAAAGGTGCTAAGCCTTCGGAACCAATGCAAAAACTAAGTACAGGAGGTACTCCCGCTACTTGGGAAGATCTCGGTGGTCCTACTCCAGAAAATTATAAGTCTGATGACGATTCAGCAAAGTTAAAAACACCTGGTGCTACACTTAAGCAAGTTAAGGATGTAGTAAACAAAGGTGCAAAACCTGCTGAAGGTGCAAAAGGTCTTAAGAAGGAAGAGGAAGAGAAACCTGCAGATCAAGTTGTATCTGAAGAAGAAACTACAGAAGAAGAAGTAGTATCTGAAGAAGAGACAACAGAAGTCGAGGAAACTCAAGAAGTTGTTGCTGAAGAAGAAACTACAGAAGAAGAAGTAGTCGAAGAGAAAATTGATGTCGATGCAGACATTAATGCTTTAATCGAAGGCGAAAAACTTTCTGAAGAGTTTGAAACAAAAGCACGGACTATTTTTGAATCTGCTATTAAGGCAAAAGTTGCTGAACTATCTGAGCAAGTTAAAATTTCTTATGAAGAGAAACTTGTTGAAGAAGTATCATCAATCAAAAAAGAATTACAAGAACGTGTCGATTCTTATCTAGAATACGTTGCTAGTGAGTGGTTGGAAGAAAACCAACTTGCAGCAGAGGCAGGTCTTAAAACAGAAATGACTGAATCCTTCCTAGAAGGTATGAAGTCACTCTTTGAAGAACATTATGTAACAATCCCTGAAGATAAATACGATGTACTTAATAGCATGGTAGATAAACTTGATGAGATGGAAAATAAACTCAACGAGCAAATAAAGAACAATGTTGCTCTTAACAGAAGATTAGCAGAATCTGTTGCTGATGTAATTTTTGCAGAAGTAACTGAGGGTCTTGCAGACACTCAAAGAGATAAGCTTGCTACTCTTGCGGAAAATGTTGAGTTTGAAAGTGAAGTAGACTATCGTGAGAAGCTAGTAACGCTTAGAGAATCTTATTTCCCTAGCAATTCTGGCACTCAGAGAGACAAATCTGAAAATCTGTCTGAGGGTGATGAAGTTTCCACACCACAACCAGTATCTGGTTTGATGGAATCATACCTACAGACTATGAACAGAGTCTCTAAAAAGTGATTTTAATATCATATGTTCAAACTAAACTTTTTGTATAAAAGGTAAATTCAAATGCAAATGCTACATTCAGAGCAGCTGCAAGAGAAATGGGCTCCCCTTCTAAACCATGACGGTCTTGATGCAATCAAAGATCCTCATAAAAGAATGGTTACTGCAGTTCTCCTAGAGAACCAAGAAACCGCACTACGTGAAGAAAGAGAATTCCTCTCAGAAGCTGTTCCAACAAATAGTACAAGTACAGGATCCAATCCAGGATTTAGTGCTAGTGCTGCAGCTGGCGGACCTACAGCAGGTTTCGACCCAGTATTAATAAGTCTTATTAGACGTTCAATGCCAAACTTGGTCGCATATGACCTAGCTGGTGTTCAACCAATGAATGGTCCTACTGGACTAATCTTTGCAATGCGTTCACGCTACGAGTCTCAGTCTGGTGCTGAAGCTCTATTCGATGAAGCAGATACTTCATTCTCTGGACAGGATGATGGTCGCAATATCGGGAACTTCCCTGGTGCTGCTGCAGGTATTGGTTCTACTGGTGGTACTGGTTTAACTGGTGCAAACAATCCAGGACTATTGAACCCTCAAGGTTCACAAACTGCTACTACGTACCCAACTGGTACTGGTATGCGTACAGACGATGCTGAGAACTTAGGTTCTGGAACTGGTGATCATTTCAACGAAATGGCATTCAGCATCGAGAAAGTTACGGTTACTGCTAGAAGCCGTGCTTTGAAAGCTGAGTACTCACTAGAACTCGCTCAAGATCTTAAAGCAATCCACGGATTGAATGCAGAAGCCGAATTGGCAAACATTCTTTCTACTGAGATTCTTGCTGAGATCAACCGTGAAGTTATCAGAACAATCTATAAGGTTGCTGAATCTGGTGCTCAAACAAACGTTGCAACTGCTGGTGCATTCGACCTAGATACTGACAGTAATGGTCGTTGGTCTGTTGAGAAGTTCAAAGGACTTATCTTCCAGATCGAAAGAGATGCCAACGCAATCGCACAAAGAACTCGTCGTGGAAAGGGTAACATGATCCTTTGCTCTGCTGACGTTGCTTCTGCATTGACAATGGCTGGTGTACTCGACTACACTCCTGCTCTTAACGCTAACCTTAACGTTGATGACACAGGCAATACATTTGCTGGTGTACTTCAAGGTAAGTATAGAGTATACATTGACCCTTATTCTGCAAACAGTGCTGCTTCTCAGTACTACGTTGCTGGTTATAAAGGTTCTTCACCTTATGACGCTGGACTGTTCTACTGCCCATACGTTCCTCTACAGATGGTTCGTGCAGTTGGAGAAAACACCTTCCAGCCAAAAATTGGCTTTAAGACAAGATACGGAATGGTTGAAAACCCCTTCTCACAGGGAACCACTCAAGGTCTTGGTGCTCTTTCTGCTAATACTAACCGCTACTACAGGCGTGTTAAGGTACAAAACCTCATGTAAGCGAGACGCTTATATTTCTTCAAAGACTCTCCTTCGGGAGGGTCTTTTTTTTATCTAAATAAATATACGGTTCTGAATAAAAAAATGAAACCAACTCCAAGACAATTTAAAGAAGCATTTGAACGTCAAGAGTTCATTACTAAGTATCTTATAGATGAAGGATATGCTGAGAATGAAGAGATGGCAAAGAATGTCATAATGGGTATGAGTGAACAATGGTACGAAACTATTCTTAGATTAGATGAAAAAGTTTAATACATTTATTGAAGAGTCATCTAAAAAAAGATGTCCTGCTGGACAATATTATTGTTTCGATGAAAAAAAGTGTAAGAAAACACCTAAAGGTTATCATATAGGTGGTAGAGGATACTTGGAAAGAGATGATGAAGAAACCAATGGTAATGGTGGTAATGGAAATGGTAATGGTGGAGATGGTGGTGGAGGAGAGTAATGACAAGTCCATTTTCTAGTCAAATACAAAATAGAAATTTCTTATCACCTGTTGGATTTGAATTTAGTTTAGCAAAATATCCTAAAGCTGCTTTTTTCTGTAATTCTGCAAGAATACCAGAAATAAATCTTGGTACATATACACAACCATCATACTTAAAAGATATTGATGTACCTGGAGAGAAACTTACATATGGTGATCTTAATATTAGATTTCTTGTTGATGAGAATTTAGAAAATTATATGTCAATTCATAATTGGTTGACTGGTCTTGGTTTTCCAGAAACACCTGATCAATTTAAAAAACAATTATTAGATGAGGAAGGTCTTACAGATCCAAAAGAACAATGGAGTGATGGTAGTCTTTCAATTTTAAATAGTAATTATAGAACTACTGCAAGAGTTAAATTTAGTGATCTTTTTCCTGTTGCCTTGACATCTTTGGATTTTGATGCTACAAATAGTGACATAGAGTACTTTACAGCAGACGTAGCTTTCAAGTATACTGTGTATAATATAGTTGATACTAAGGGCGATCCTTTATGAATCTTGAACAAATTCAGGAAATGTGGCAGAAAGATTCTGTTATTGATCCTGATAATCTACATGATGAATCCTTAAAAATTCCACAATTACACTCAAAGTATTATACAGTTTATAATACAATTACTTTGTTGCGTGAAAAAGCAAGAGAACAATATAATAAAGTTAGATTAGAACGACATAATTATTATACTGGTAAAGCACCAGCAGAAGTCTATGTTGAAGAACCTTTTGGATATAAGGTAAGAGAAAAGGATGCTATACAAAGATATATGGAAGCTGATGAGAAATTAACTAAAGTAGATTTAAAGATAAGATACTATGATGCTACGTTAAAATTTCTAGAAGAGATCATTAAAACCGTATCTAACCGTACCTATCAGATTAAAAATGCAATAGAATGGCATAAATTCCAATCAGGATTTGGATGATAAATATTTCCAGATGAACATTATGTTATGTCCCATTTGGTTATATCAAAGAAAAATGAGGTATTTCTGTATGTGAAAGCAGAACCTCATGTATATTATGAATTAGCAGATCAGTTTACTTTTGAAGTACCTGGAGCAAAGTTTTCACCTGCTTATAAAAAAAGATTTTGGGATGGTAAGATAAGACTTTTTAATGTTCAAAGTGGAGAAATATATAATGGTTTATTAGATAGAGTAATTCAATTTTGTAAAGATCACCAATATACTTACGAATTTTTAGATAGTAAGTACTATGGTCTTCCTTTTGAAGTCAATAAAATGATTTCAAAAGAGGGAGTTAAAGATTATATGACTGCTATTTCTAAGTATAAACCTAGAGATTATCAAATAGAGGGAGTATACGACGCTCTAAGACATAATAGAAAGTTGTTGATATCCCCAACTGCTTCAGGTAAGTCTCTGATGATATATTCGATTGTTCGATATTACGTAGAGAAAGGAGAAAATACTCTGATAGTTGTTCCGACGACTTCGCTAGTAGAGCAGATGTATAAAGATTTTGCAGACTATGGCTGGGACGTAGGTTCATTTTGTCACAAGATATACGCAGGAAAAGAAAGAGAGACGGACTCTCAAGTCATTATTACTACTTGGCAATCAATCTACAAACTTCCCCGAAAATATTTTGAGAGATTCTCTGTGGTTATTGGGGATGAGGCTCACCAATTTAAATCAAAGTCATTAATATCTATAATGACTAAACTTGATAATGCTAAGTATCGTTACGGATTCACAGGAACTCTTGATGGAACTCAAACACATAAGTGGGTACTAGAAGGATTATTTGGTCCATCTTATAAAATTATTAAAACAGAC